AACGCCACCATCACCTGATGCAGACGATCCACCATCAGAAGGAATGACCCCGCCACCGCGTGAACCGCGCGAATAACGCGACATGCTTTCACGCATTTTGGATGCTGGGATGACGTACTCAGGTTCGCCGCCTTCACCAATTAATGCGTTGGTTGGCCTATTAACGTAGCCGCCTTCTGCCATAGGCAAAGACGTAGCAGCGCCAAACGAATTGGTATTGCCAAAGGGGTTGGTCATGCCACCACCAATGCCCTTAACGCCAGCAGAGCCTCCGGGGCTAGCAGCAGCACTATTAAAGCTGCCGCCACCAAGCGCATTTAGGATGGTTTGATACAAAATCATTGCTAACTGCTGAGCAATAATCTTTTTCGCCATTGCCAAGAAGTCAGAGGCAATAGATTTCAACATGTCTGCCCCAGCTTCTGATACAGACTTGGTACCAGTTATTACGTCACCAAAAGCATTTGTAAAGGCGTTGCCGATAGAAGTAGCAGCGTGCAAAGCCTGCGTTTCTTTTGAAATAAGCTTGTCTAGCTCTTTTTGCATCTGAACTAGCGGATCAGATTCACGCGCCTTACGTGCGTCTTCCTCTGCCTTCTTGCGATCCTTGCGTGCTTTTTCTTCTATCTTAGCTGTGTCTTCTAATGCTTGGTTGTAAGCAATAGCAGCGTTGACTTTTTCTTCAAGCTCAATCCTTGCCGCAATCTGTGCGTGCACATCTTCTTCTGCAAAACCTTTTGCATTTTCTGCAATTTCTCGCAAATCAATATTAAATTGAACCCTGCGTGCTTCTTCTTCATTCAAAGCTGCCGCCAAAGAAGCTTGGTCTTTTAAAGATTGGATTTGTTTTTGCGCTAACGCTGCTAAGTCTTCTCCTGGAGGCTTGGGAGGTGTAATAAGGTCTTCTTCTTCTTCTGGGGTTGTTGATTTAGCTGTTTCTAAGGCTTTTCGCAAAGCACTAAGCCTTTGCTGTGATTCAAGTAATTTAGAGTTTATGCCTAGCAAAGACATTTTAGCCGCTTTATTTCTTTCAACCGAAAGTGTTTCTTCTTCTATCGCAATTGCTGACTCAATCATTTCTTTGCTGCCACTGTCAATGGCTGCATTCATTCGGTCTTGAGCTGTTTTTGCATCATTTAACGTTTTAATTAAAGTCCCAACAGCAAGCGTTATCACTGCAAAAGGGAGCGCCGCTAAAGCAAGTTTCAGAACACCAGCCGCAGCAGCAGTTAAGTATATTTGAGCCCCAAAAAATTTAAACAATCCTATTTGAGTTGTCAAAAACGCGCCAAGCTTGCTTGCAATCAAAAGATCTGTAGCTGTTTTTAACGCGTAAACAGCCGCAGTGGCGCCGCCAATGGCCAAAGCTGTTTGGCCTATTGGTGTTGGAATTTGAGATACAACTTTAACAAGATTTGCTAGGCCGTTTGTAACTGCTGCTGCTGCAGGCTCAAGCCCTTTACCTAAAGCTTCCGTGAGATCGTCTGTGTTTTCTGCTAATAAATCAACAGCGCCCGCAAAGCCAGTGCCAGCAGCACGCGCAGCGTCATCATATTGGCCCTTGACTGTTTCAAGAATTAAAGCTTGAGCATCTAATAAGTTGCCTGACTTAACAAGATTTTTAATTGTCTTAGTCTGGCTTTCATTAAACGTAATTCCAGAACGTGAAAGGGCCGTAAGCCCACGAGTTGGGTCCTCAAGTGCTTTAGCAAGTTGCACAGTCGCACTTTTGACATCAGTCCCCATCACCTGGGCAATGTCAGCAGCAACCTCAGAAACTTCTGTGAAAGAAGAAACAGCAATTGCGCGAAATGACGACAAAACATTGAATGATTGTATGAAGTCATCTTGTGAAAATAAAGTTGCGTCTCCTAGTTCGTCAGCAGCTACTTTTATTTTTTGAATCTCTGTTGAAGTGGCGCCTAACCTTATGAGCTGATTAGTCAGCACTTTTACGTCAGCTTCTCTTTCCGCAAACTTGCTCAATGATCGATTGAACAACGTCGCTGCACCCGTAATAGCAACAACAGGACCAATTACAGAACGAAAGCTAATCCCAAATCTTTGTATGTTTGCGGTTGCAGTAGCTGTTTTTCTCGTTGTTGCATCAACCGTCCGATTGAGCTTTATCGCTGCACTATTGACGTTGGTAAGCTTTCTGACCGCATCGCCAGAATCAACCCTGAGCTTTACGTTTGCCTCTGCCATAACCGCCCAGCAATGGCCTTATCCTACCGCCGTCTTGTCTTTGCGCGATCCATTGCTTGCTGTTCCCGTTCACCCTTCAATTCGTAGTACGCAGCAAAATGCACAAGCTCCGCATCGGTCAGTTCCGTGCGAAGCCTGCTAAGCGTCATTCCCAATTCGCAGCACAAGAAGAACTCAAAATTGAGCCAATTGTCCTGCTTCAGTCGTTTTTTGCTTCTTCAAGGTCAGCCTCTTCACCAAGGCCAAACAAGAACAGCTCAAGCTCGTTTAATACAGACTCAGGCAACTGTCGCTGAAGCTTTGGAGCATCAGCAGGAGCAAAAGCTTTTGAGCCATCCTCAAGCTCTGCCATCTGGCAAAGCATCTGCGTGCTGATGTCTAATGCTTCTTCAGTATTAGAAAGGCTTTGTGCTTTCTTGCGGTCAGCGCGTGTGATCGGTTTGAAAAACAGATCAACAACTTTCTTGCCTTCAGCGTTTTTTAGTTCAAACTTGCGACGCTGGTTGAGATCAAATGCCCCAACCAGCAGGTCAACGGTGCGATTTTGAGCCATTAAATAAAAGCTTGCGCTTAAATCATAGCCTTAGATCACTGCAGGTTCATAGCAATTGTGCCGCTAGTGATGAAGTTGCAAGAAACAACGACCAGCTCACCAACAGTTGAAGTGATCTCCATGTCGGTGATGATGCCTGTAAAGACAGCAGAATCAGAGCCTGTAGTGGTTCCGGTTGTGAACAACTCGAACGATGCGTCTGCAGGATCTGCGGCCGTAATTACATCCTCAAGAAACGCCGCTTGACCTGTTGCGTCTGGGTCATAAACCAGTTCAACAGTGCCAGATCCTGAAACCATGCTGCCAATAAAGCTGCGAAAGGTGTCGCCCTGCTTTGTAGTGTCAAGCGTTTCTTTCGTAGTGGATAAGCTCCAACTACGAGTGCCGACGACTGTTGCATTGCTGCCGCCAGAAGCTGAAAACTGGACTGCTCCTTGTTCGCCTCGGATTGTTGCCATGGTCAGAGTTCCTCGATGGATTCAAAGGTCACACGGACCTGGGTTTGGAAGTAGCCCTCGGGTGCTGGCGAAGCCAACGCCTCTGGACCTGTTGCAGCGTCGAAGAAAACCCCCGACACGATGACCCTATTGTAAAGGTCTCGAATCCTTTTGCCGATAGTAAAATTAGCTCCGGGGCCAACACCTTTAGCGGAAAAGATGCTGATCACAACAAGACCAACAATCCGATTCTGAGAATTAGTTGTAAGCCCTTGACCTAAATACTCGCTTGCCCCAAAGCTGACAAGGCATTGCACCCATGACGAGTTAGGCGTTGGCTCATACGCCATGTTGTGAAACACGACTGGAATGGCAGGGCTGCTAGCCAGCTCTGTTGCAAGCCTGCCTTCAATAGTGGCCCTGATTGCATTGAGATCAGCAGCAGCCATTAGTTACGCCTCCGAAATGCTGCAATAAATTTAGGAACGCGGGTGACAGCAATTTCTTTGCCAAGCAAATCAGGAAAGCCTGGAACTGTCCCTTGGCGTGTCTTGTAATCGTTTCCCCAAGATGGCGGCAAATTATTGCCAAACAAAACTGGCTCCGCATATTCCATATTGTTTGTAATCTCAGCTTCAAACTTGCCAATGCTTGTTTGCCACGCATTGCGCAACCGACCCGTATCAACCGGGGTTTTTTCTTTTACTCCTTTTGCCCATTCAAGTGCTGTCAGCTTTACAACAAGCTGCACCTCTTCTTCCATAAGGCCAGCAATCTGATCAATTCTGATCTGACGTGCCATCGTTATGCCCTCAGGATTAGTTCGTGAGTGATCGCCGTGTTGTCTTGCTCTGTAGTTTCAACGCGGATGATTTGATGCACAATCGTGCTGATCACAACGCGATCCTTAGTCTCAGGAGCTGATGGCAAATCAGTAGCAGCGACCGTCAAGCGTTTATCACCCTGTTGGACAAGCTCATTCACCTCGCGAACGCTTACGCCTTCCAGCACACCTTTAACATCGGTGTCGCTGGTTGTCTCGGCAATTGCGCCCGTTGTGGCGTTATAACCGCCAGCAGAAACGTAACGAACTGTCACATCACCGCCAAAGGTTGCAATAACCGTTCCGGCCACTTTCTCAAGGGATTGAGCAAGTCCCATCAGACGCTATAAACAACGACATGACCAGAGGTCAAAGTAATCGAAGTAAAAATTACGCCTTCAATGCAAGCACCATGGTGAAGGTCAATTGCAGACGGGGCGCCTGATCCGTTCTCAGTAATGCCCTCAGAAGTCATCGCAGCAATAACTGCATTCTTCAAGGCTTCTACCTTGTAAAACCTGCCAGTGTGCGCGGCTGTATCAGTGATGATAATTGCCTTTGACGGCGAATAACCCATGCCCATGATCAGCTCCGTTTGATTGCGATGTTGCCTGGTCCGCTAATTCTAAGCCCTGTTAAGTAACGCTCGACCATTGGCGGGATTCGATCTGCACCAACAGCACCAGACTTGTCAGGCGTTACGTCAAGGCTGCCGATCTTGACATTCTTAAAATCTTCAAGGCCGCCAAGGCTGATGCCATCCTTGTTGCTGTGTAAATAAACAGCAAGCTCAATCTGGGCACGCTTGACCTGATCAGGAACTTCGGTATCGGTGAAGTAATCGTCGGATATGCGGAACGGAAAGCCCGTTGAAAATGTGTTCACGTACGTGTCTGGCTTTCGCACGCCAGTACGCGGCCATTGCAGTGCCTGTGTGTCAGTGGCGCGTGCGCCTAGAAATCTTTCGCGGTCAAGCCGCTGTGCTGCAGCCGTTAAAGCACGGTTGCGACTATCAGTGTTGCCTGAGCCCCACTTGTTCGCATCAGTGCCCAGCACCATGGCGTCAACAAAGGCGTCAGCCTCAGCCAGCGTTATGTAGCTGTTCGCGCTTGCGTCGCCCGCTGTTGCGTTGATTGTTACTGCCATCGGGCTTCACGTTAGAAGTCTTTGATTTTGGCTTTTCAGGGGCGGAGGCCACCGCTTGCGCAGCAGCCTCACGTTCCTTCATTCGCCTGAAAGCGAATAAACCCATCAGGAGCTTGCGCCCTTCAGAGCTACAAAGGAAAGGACAATTGCCTCTCCCAGTGAACCTCCGGACAGGTTTGCGACGGTAATCGCGAACGAGCCAGCAGCAATTGTGTTGGCTTGAACGAGATAAGCGCCAGCAGTTCCGGCGGAGCTGTGGTTGACCACAACAACGTCAGTAGCTGCAATTTCGCTGTTAGTAACCGCAAAGGTCACTTCAGCAGCAGCCGCTAAAGCTGCGTCGTCAAGGGTGATTTGACCTGAAGCTGCGTTCAGAGTCACACCTGTCGCTTTACTGGTGGCCTGGGTAACAGTGCCGCCAGTTGTCGGGCCAATGAGCTTGCCCGCTGTTGCCTCAAAAATGGATGCCATGGTTAATTACTCCCTCAATCAAGGTTAGAAGTGGAAGTAATCCGCACGATCCCAATGTTGTTGGTCTCGTAAACCTTCGTCCAGTTTCCAA